TTGTGAGTTTAACGGTTGATTTATGTTTGTATTTGTAACATCATATATTGTAATTAAATCATTATAACTACCAGTGTAGAAGGTTCCTCCAGAAGTAAGTACTAAACCTTTAAATTTAACATAACTATACCCGTCTGGATTATAACAATTATTTGGGTTTGGACTTAATGCCGCGTCCCATAAAATAACACATGGGATTGTAGGTGAACAATCTTTTAGTTCATCCGGAAAACTAGACATAACACCACTATCTAAAGCACTCATTATTTGAGAACCTGTTGAGTTATACATCGTGTCTCCCGAACAATTTGTACTAAGGTTTATAGGGTAAAAATTTGTACCTCCAGTACAGGGTATTGTTCCAGTACTCCCAGTGTCCGGGGTATTTCTTCGTATTGTAAACTTTTGTATATCCATACTATGTAGTTACGTATTCATAAAATTTTATTGGTCCTAAGACCGTTTCACCTGCTGGTGCTAATGTTATTCCAGTAGCTCCAGCTACTGAATTATACGGGTGTACTGTATAATTATATTTTGGGTTTGTATTACCAGTTTCTATATTTAAAATTATCTGGTAATAGAAAAAATCTTCAAAACTATATTGTCCTTGTATCGGTGATGGTAACTGATTTAACATTCTGATGACTGTGCCAGTTTTACCATTAAAAAATTTACAGGTCATGTAAAATGTATTACCAGTAAATAAATCTCTATCTTTTAACCATTGTAAATAATAATTTTCATTAGCACCTTCAGGAGCTGATGCAGCAGAGAAAGCTGGTGTATATACATCATATTGTGGTAAGTTGATACCTTCACTTCTTTGATTCCAATATTCTTCTGGGTCTTCTGCTGGGTCTATAACTACACTTTTTTTTCTACAGTTATTGGTAGGCATTATTGTTGAGAATAGTAGTTTTTGTTCTTCTCTGACTGGTGTATCAAAAAAATCAAATTTAAAAAAACTTTTAGTGAAGGCTTGTGCGTTTTTTGCTAATTCGGAATTACTATAATCTAATATATTAAAATCACTGACATAGGTAGAATTTGCACTATCCCAAAATTCAAATTCGTAATATATTTCAAATTTAGGTGGGTAATTAGGTGCGTATCTAGTAGTTTCATAATCTTGTATATAGTTTATATTATTTTGTAACTCTATCTCATCATACATTTCTAAAAGTTGTTCTCTACCTACTTCATCAAAAATTTGACCTAAAGGCACAACAACTTTTTTATTTTTTAATGACGCTTTTATTTGTATTCTATTCGCAGACATCGACAAATCCTGAAACTACATTTATGCTACTAGAGCTATACCCAAACATTATAGGTTCTATTTTAAATTCTATATTTAAATATGGATAATGTGCATCATTTAAATATGGGTAAGTGACCCCATTATCCCCATCTTCAAAAAAATCTATAGGTAATATTGGTCTCCACCTAAAAGTCCCCTCTGATAAAGAATAGGTAGCGTATGGTGGTGTTGTAAATAGACTATCTTCATAACTTATAGTTGTTGATAGTTTACGTATTGGTATTCTGTGATGTGGTTGATAGTTGTATATAGATTTTACATGTACTTGTGAACTAGATGTATTTGGGTACCCAGCAAATTCATACATAGCATCTGTATTAAATTTTAAAGAGTGTTTGATTTCAGAAACTACCCTTTCCTTTAATTCAAAAGGGTTGTACTCAACAAAGGCACCTCTATATGTTGTACCACTTAAAGGTAACGGGTCTAAACCATTAGTTGTGTTTTGAAATAAGTTTGTTGGGTTGGTATCATTATTTACAAATGGGTCTACAAATCCGTTATGTCTAAAATTCCAATCCCATCCGTACCCTGCTGGGGAATTGGCTGGGGCTTCATAATGCCACATAAGATTTCTATTTGTCTGGAATATTGTTAGGTATAAGTCAGTTAATGGTCTGTTTAGATTATCTAAAAATTCTTCTACATCCACATCCATGTTTATATTCCATAAAAAAGACTTAAAATCTTCTAGTATTACCGTTTTATCACCATAATTATCTGGTGTTTTTTTAGACTTAAAAACCCTACCTTTTTTATTGTAAATACCATTTTCAAAACCTGTCCTATCCAATGTATAGTCTGAAGAGTTAGTTATTAATGTGTGGATGTGACTACAATATCTAGAACGTGTTTCATTAATATTGTCTATGTTTATTATACGTTTTATCACACAAAAAGAGTTTGTTGGTATGGCTGTTATGTCTATCCCTTTAGTGTATATATTTAAAACGTGAGTTTCTGAATTAGCAAATTCATTACCCAAAAAATCTACGTTAAATATGTTTTTATTGGTGGTTACGGACACATTATTTATATCTGTAGTAATTGGCACTGTTGAGACTAGTGTGGCCCCACCAAAGTTACTGATTGATGCACTACTCTGTAATTCTACAAATTCTCCGGATGATATACCGTGGGGTGATGGTGTTGTTATTCTTATTGTTTCTTTACCGTTTGTAGTTATTACTTGTATACGAGCTGGAATCCCATCACCACTATTGAAATTTATTCCGTCTGTGCCATCGCCCACACTAAAACTCATAGTTTGACCACTGTCACAATCTGAAATATAGGATATATAAGCAACCCAATTATCTTGGTATGAGTCCAAACTACTATACTGTGAAGCGTTTACTGTACCATATCTATATGGTGGCATAAAAGTAAATAAATCAGATGGTGGTAATCCGACACACGGTGGACCACTCCAATAAGTTTGCCCCACACTTGCTACCGTAATATCTGGACAACCTATATAATCCGGCGTAAAATACATATACTCCAAAACTCTATTGTCATTAGTTTCACCTGTTATCCTATTACTATATAAAACGTCTATTTTACCATATGGCCTATAAATTGTAGAATAATCTCTTTCAAAATCAAACTGGTCTCTAAGATTAAGAACTAGATTTCTATCCCCCTCAATCATTGGGCGTTGTTCTGATGTTAATAAAGGTTGTAAACTAATATCTTTATTTTGTGAACCAGCAAATCTAGATTCGCCCCTAACAATTCTTATGTTTTTTTTATTACTCATTATATTACACTATTAGCTAATTCTTCATCCACATATAATCTAATAAATTTATTATAAGCTGTTTCTCCTGGCCTCAACCCAAAATAATAAAATAATGGTTGTGAGAACAACATAGAGGGCCCTGTGTTTGGTGTCATAGGTGGGTATGCGTCACCTGGAGTTCCAGGTTGTGGTAAACTATTCAACGCACCTACATTATTTTGGTAATCCCCCGAATGTATAAGTAGTGGTGCGGTATTGAAGAATGGTGTACCTGGTATTGTCCAATTATAAGTTTGTGATTGATATGAACCTGTGGTGTATTGCCAATCATTATTTTCTGTACCGAATCCACTAGAACCATCTACCCTCCAAAGATAATAAGGTACTATTTGTGAACTACCAGATAATTCATAAGCTAAACAATCTATTAAATCCATACCTGTCATGATGGTTGGGGTACCAGCGGTAAATAAATGAGGTCTCCATTGAATATCGTACCCCGCATTTACATTAACAGCGTAGTCAACATACACACCAGTATCATTCCAATTATTAGGTAAAGGATATTCTATATCACCTGTTGCTGGTATGCTTGGGGCTGGTGCTACACTACAATCACAAGATGTTGTAGTTGTATTAGTTTCATACCCAAACACACCTAACATAGAATTTTGCATTAAAGCTTGTGCCATATCACCACCAATTTCTGATTCTGGTCTAGCAAATAAATCACCTAACTGTAAATTCTGTTGTCTGGCTTTCATATTATAAGCGTCAGAAACCAAGTCTGTTATATCTTGGAATGAGGTACTACCTATCTGGTCTGTTACTGAACATTCTTCAGCAAATTTTTCATCTAAACATATTTGTTGTATACATTGGTTTCTTGACCCCATGTCAACAATCGTAGTTGGGAAATAAAGATGTCGGTCCATATCACCAGCAGAATGTTCATTATCACTATTATTTCCACCTGTTACACCATCTGTGTCACCAATAAATTTACCTGTGGTTGCTGATTGCCATCTAAATGGTGTACACCTATAATAAAAAGTATGGTCATTAGGGTGTAAGTATACTACTTTTTTACAGTAACTAGTCGCTGGTGTAGCGTAAGTATCGTTACCTGCATCATAAGATAGTTTAGCTCTAAATTGGAATTGGTATAGGAACCCGTTTACCCAAGCATTTTCCCAAAAATAATTCATTATACCATTACACAATGCAGAAAATATTTTTTCTCTTCTATACCATTCTCTTATTAATACTGTATTAGTATTAAATGCGAGACATGCTACATTCATACAAATTGGTTTAACATAACAACCCCCACCAGCACCCAAATCATTATTAACATTGGTACTACTAGTACCTAAAGCGTTCAGTGGTGGATTAGAGGTTGTTGAATCATAACCATATGAATCTGGGCAACAAACCACATCTCTCTCAATTCCCCAAATATTAGTTGAGACTGTACAATCATCGTTACTCCAACCATACCCAGGCCCCAACAATGCCATATCATTACCATTTATTCCTTGTACATTAGTTCTACACATACACTCTTCACATTCTGGATATTTTTTTTGTCTTAAGGTGAATAAAATAAACCCTGAAGGTATCCCGAAAACAGTACAGGTGGGTTGACAGGAACTACTCCAAGTTAACATGGAACATATTGTAGGTGCTGGTCCTATACCTAACATACTTGCAAGCCACCCCCAAGCACTAAGTAGGTCGTGTATCGCACATATAACTACCATTACTATGGCGACAACCACCATTATAATACCAAAAACTGTAGCGATAATACCAATTAATGAACTCATCATCAAATATATCCCATATACAAAAAATAGAATGAATTGATTTAAAAATATTATAGTTTTTGCTCTTCTAACCGCACTATTGATTGGGAAAAACATTGCACTTGTAGAACATTGTTGGTCTTGTTCTGGTAATATTTCTTTAACCCCAATAAATTGTCTTCTACCGTCGTGTTTAACGTGGTCATGAAATTGAGAGTACGTATATACTCTGTTAAATGACATGTCATAAAATAAATCTTTTGCTCCTGGTATTAAATTTGCCTGAGCCCAAGGATGATAATCACTATATTCTATAGAAAAACAATATGGGTCATATCTTTTATTATTACCGTCACCATCAACCAAATTTTCTCCTATTTCAGGATAATCACCATTAGTGTCTGTGTGTGGTCCAAATTCTCTAATTTGTGGTACTAAATGTGAACCACGTCTTCTTTGTCTAGATGTACCAGCAGATGATTCTGGCCTAACTCTAAATCTACATCTAGCTCTTGTAGCCACCCCTAAAGTAGGGTCATTAGACTTAACTAAATTACCAAATTCATCTGTAATAACATGGTCTAAATTCATAGGTACATGTACTAAAAAAGAACCAGTTTCGTCAATTACTCTACCACCATCATCAAAATAAAATCTTTCCATTACTGGGACTTGTCCACCACCACCACCAGTACCATCATAAGGCCATTCTGGAAAAGCTGATGTATCCTCCTTAAAAAATGGTGTGTATCTAATACAGTCTATTATTCCTGGTTGACTTGTAAGACTACATAGTTCCCCCATATGTTTTCTTGGTCTACATCTTTTGTTAACAGATTCCTTATCGGTATCTGTAGCTGTACTACCCATTAAAACTGATGTTGGCTGTATTTTAATTCCTGAGTTTGAAAGGTCGAAGTCTACTCTAGTTATAGCAGCACTACAAAACTCTTCATCACCCCAAAATGGTCTAACATCTATAGATTTTTGTTGTCCTATAATTTGTGGTAGTGAATCTATCGCCGCATCATTTCTAAATCTAGTCCCATCAAAATCAGAATCAGGAAATCCTAATTGTTTAAAATCTTCTGGTAACATAGAAAAACAACCAATATCACTTAAATCCACGTCCATAACTAGAGTTTGGTCCCCTAGTGGTACCCCATATAACATAAAGTCACCCGCTTCATTAGTTTTAGCTGTAAATTTATAATATTTATCATAAACATATTCTATTGCTTGTTTTTCTAAAACATCATTTATTGATGGGAATGACCCTACGGCTACATGACAATCAAAATTTGGGTCTTTTGATAATAGGTTATATCTTTTTCCGTCAGGAGTTGTATCAAAGGGTTGAGTGTAGGGATATAGTTGTTGTATTACGGGGTTTTGTTCATCTTCTCTATCTATTGGAATGAATACAGATACTTTAGCATTGGGTATTCCGTAACCTCCATTAGATATTACTCTACCTACTACCACACCAAAATCAGCACACATTCTAGTGTAAACATCATTTTGTGATAGGGATAAACTTAAAATTTCTAATAAGTCAAAATCTTGTTTTAACTCAAAACTTACTTTTTGGTCTTTTCCAACTTGTGTTCTTACTCTAATAGATTTAGACATCTTTTACATTATATATTGACCCAAAAAGGGTTTATGGTGTATATAAAATAAATAGTTCCACCATTAAAATTAAAAGTAAGTTATTGGTCAATATAGTAAAGTTTAGGAGAAAGTGGGTTTAGAGTTTCTCTTAGTTCTTACAGCTATGTCTTTTTGAGGAAACCTAATTTGTAATATTTCATCAGGTTGTGCGAAAATGGTATCATCTATTAACCCTATTTGTTTTGTGGTAGCGTTAGAGTATGGTTGTGTACTAACTGATTGTGAATATGGGTCACCTACTTTATTATAAACTCTAATATCTACTATGTTGACGACACCAGGTTCATTCATTATTTGTTTTCTTAATTCACCTAAAGATAAATCTTGCCCCATTTCTATTTTACTAACACCAAAATAATCACCAACGATTGTAATTACATTAGTCACCACTTCACCCTGATTTACATCATTATTTAAAACCAAATCAATTTCAAAACTTAAATCAATTACTTTTGCTGACCCAACCATTATATAATCATTTATCATTCTATGATTTGATAGGTATGTGGCTATATTATTTTTAAGTGTAGAACTAACGTTAGATGTTAGTGTACCTTCTGGTGTGTATGATAGTACATTTAACTTAATTTTATTTTCTATTTCCATCGCACTTGCTTTTGCTGGTGCACCGAATGATGAAGGCATTGTTCTTAGTTGAGAGACATAGTCATTTATTGTTACAGCTCTTTGTTGAGCCGCAAAATTAAATGATATATAATTTCTTATTTCTTCTTGATTCATGGGGTCAGCACCTCCTATTGCTGAAGTTACATTATTAACAGCTAAACTATTAATAACACTTTGATTGATTTGTTGACTTGGTCCAGCCACAACAAAATCTATAGTACCCACATTAGTAACTGCTCCAGCACCTATATTTGATGCTTTACCACCACCAACCCTATACTGAATAAATAAGGTTGTATTACCTTTTACTGTATTACCTAAGGCTATGTTATTCATAAACCTAGACATATCTAATTTAACTCCTTTAGAACTAAATTCGTCTAATAGGTCTTGAGACGTTTGGTTTCCACCACCAAATGTTAAAAAGAAAAAACCTTCAGGTGTATATTCCGTAACAAATCTCTGAGGTGCCGTAACATATTTACCAACTTTCATACTAACGTTATCCGGTGGTGTAGATGGGTCTTCTACGAATACCTCATTTTGAGCCAAAGCTTCTACCTCATACCACTTATTAGAGAGTGGTGATATAAACTCTGAAGTATTTGGTAGTGACTGATAGGATAATCCTGCTTTCTGTATAATGGATGTTACGGATATTATATTTTTTTCTGGTAAAAATAATTTAAAGAACGGTTTACTGTCACTATCTAAAATTTCTTTTTTAAATATCTTAGTGGTTCCATTAACTAAAACTTCTCTTTTAGTTATAGTATAGTTAACCAGAATACCATTAGAATCAAAATTTGGTATTTTTGTACGATTAGGTATTCCCTCTACACTATAAGGTGAGGAAAAGTCACAGTCGTCCACTAATTCAAATATTTGTCCACCGCCATTAAATTGTGAACCAGCTCTTAATAACCCCAAATATTTAAAATCTTCTTTATCACCCAAAGGTGGTACAATTACTGATAAATCACCAACAGTTACTGATGGTCTATTACCTGGAACTTTTAAACCATAGGTTCTAGCTAAATTATATAAAGAACTTCTTTCTTGTGCAAATTGTAATACTGTCTCTTGGAATGTCCTATCTATTTGAAAGTTTAGATTATCCGCTACTGCAGCGTTTAAATCCAAAAAAACTGAATATATAGATGCGTCATTAGCATTTTGTATTAAGTCTGGGTAATAGGTATTAGTTAATCTTAATAGTTCATTTCTTATCCCTAGAAAATCTCTTTCAGTGTACGATATTTGTTTTTCTGCCATATTATAAATTAATTATTACGAAGTCTTTCGTTTGGAATACGTTATCTCCAGATGTAAAATCTATTCTAACTCTTATTGAGTATTCTCTTTCTGTGGTACCAACAAAGGTAAAACTATTATCTTCCATATCTGGTGAATTTATTTCTTCTTTTTCTTCTTGTCTAACATCCTCAGCTGTTTTAACTTCTACTTTAGTTATAGTTAAATTAGGTATAAATTTATCTACCGCTTCTCTTATCTCATTATCTATAGATGTTTTTGTTGCTGAATCCATAGGTTCAAAAATATACCTCATCAAATTAGTACCAAAATCAGGTAAAAAATAACGCGTACCTTTAAGTGTTAGTATTAAGTGTATTAAATTGGACCTAACTTCACTATCTGGTATTTTATTAAGTCCAAGAAAAAATCCTTCACTACTATCAGTAAATGGAAACGTTATACCATATCTTTGATTGGGCATTCTTTTTTATAATAAATACTTCAAATATTAGTTTGTTGGGGGCTATGGTTAATATTACTCCCTTCTTTTAGTTGTGTGTTTGTTTTTTGGTGTGGTGGCCAATATGGACAATGTTTACATCCATTACCACAACAACTACCTCTTCTTTTGTGATAATCTTCTGTCATTACCATCATCCCATTTTCCCAATAAAAATCTTTACCTTGTAGTTTAGGTTTTAAAAATTCTCTATAATGTAATTCTGAAATCCAATCGTCTCTTCTATTCATTTTTATTTTCCATTATTTCTTCATTATGTCCACAGTGGGGACACATTATTAAAATAGGTACCTTTTTTTCATTTTCTGGTACATTATTAGAAAATAAATGGTAGTCAGCAATTGACCACCATTTATTACATTTACCACAATTAAAGTGATATAATATTTCCTTACTAAATTTATGCCTCATCCAACGCTTTTTCTTTTTCTATAGATTTTAAATCAATATCTATTTCACAAGTACCACCCGCACAAGCTAGTTCACCAGTTAAGTTTGTATTATCATCTAATTCAACAACCTTACTTAAATCAACATCTTTAAGTGACTCCATCATTTTGTCATATTCTTTTTCTGTTATATCTTCAAATGGAGCTTGGGTATATGTACCTCCGTTATAAGGTAGTACAGATAATCCGTTATAATCTTTTCTGTTATCCCACATCCATTCACCAGCTTTATCCCAATCATCTTCTTTTAGACTAATTGTTGCAGACACATTGTGAGTGTTAGAACCATTTCTATGTCCTGACCTTACCCATTCTGTAGCTACTTTCTTTACTCTTTCTAATAAATCAAATGGAGATTCAGTTCTTAGAATAGAACCTTCAGGTGCTTTTTGTGGTATACTAATTACAGCTGTATCATGTGGTCTAAAATATTCATCTTCAACAAGTTCAGGGTGGTTTAATTTTAAGTAAGTATAAATAGCTTCATTCTTACCAACTCTAACTCTTCTAATATAATAATCATTATGCCATGCATGGATACCTGATGATGTTCCTAATGTTAATGAAGTGGTTCCTGCTGGTTTAACTGTTGTACATCTCGCAGATGGATTAATGTCAATTAATTTGGATACTCTGGTATTTTCTCTTTTGGCTAGACTAGCGGCTTTTTTCATGTCGTATTTTAATACTTTTCCAGAACCAATCCCTGTCATTGATACGCCAATGAGAGCATCTTTTTCAGTTGTTTCTTGCCAAATTTCTCTTAAATAATGGAATGAAGTGTATCCTGCTTGTAATGTTCCAATAAATGATGCGGCTTTTACTCTTTCATTCAAATCTTCTTGTGATTCTATGTTTGACACATTTACTTCACAAAGATTACAAAACTGATTTGGTCTTAAAGCAATCTCACAACATGGATTTGTTCCCCAGTCTTTATCGTTATTTAAATAAATTCCTGGTTCTCCAGCTCCCGATAACTCAACTCTTTTCCATAAGTCCATAAAAAATTCTTTAGTTATTTTATGTCTCATTAAACAAGCTGAGTTATTTGCTCTACCTCTTTGTGGGTTCAATTCCCACCAATTACCTGCTTTACACGAAATCATAACATCGTCATCAGCACTAAACAAACTAATAAGAGCTGCTCTACGAATACCACCAGCCAAAACTGCGTCCGCAATATGACATACAATATCATGTACTTCAATTGTTGTAAGTTGTTCTCCATTTTCTTTTTGACTTAATAACCCTTCTATTTTAACTAAACATTCTTTCAATGGTTGTGGTCCAGGTGCTTTTCCACCTGACGTGATTAACCTAGCTCCTTTTGGTCTAATATCCGAATAATCAAATTCTACTCTACTACCCCCACCATTCATATAGGTTTTCATTAAAACTTTTATAGCATCTGCCCATCCTTCAATTGAGTCTCCAATTAAAAATCTTTTCTTTCTTTTTGGGTATGGTTTTTGAATACAAGGTAATTTTGCAACATGATGTTTTTGTACAGAATATCCAACACCGGTTCCCCCTAACAATAAAAACATTGTTTCACTAAAAGAATCGATATGTTCAATAGGGAGATAAGCACAATTGTAAATTCTATTAGGGCTAATTTCAATTGGTTTTCCACCGAATTGCATACTTCTCATCGATGGTAAAACTTTCTTATCGTACACTAGTTTATATTTTTGTTCTATTTCTTCTTTTAAATGAGGGTATTTTTTTTGATGCATTTTTTTATTTCGAGTAACCAGTTCATCCCATGTTTCTCTTCTATTTAGTTCCGGTATATATTTTGCGTACTTCATGTAGACAGTAATATCCGACAGAATCTTATTTGATACTTCCATATTTGTGCTTTTTATTAATTATTTTTATTTATTATTTGTTCTCTTCTTTGTAGAGCTCGAGCTACTCTTTCACGATTCCTATCAACTTTTTCTTTCTCAAAACCTAAGAAGGTTTGTGTTGTTTCGGTATCAATTTCTAAGGTACCATTATCAAATTTACAATTTTCAAATATAATACCATCTTTCCCTAATCTAGATTTAACGATTGCTATGGTAGCTAACCCCATTTCTTTTTGTTGTAAAGTTTTAGCTACAGATATAATTACATGTCCCACTTGTGCTTTTTTAATTGACCCTCCCATTTGGTCAGTAGTTACAACATCTGACGATATGGAACTTCTATTTCCTTGTGTTGCTGTCCAACCAGCAATATTTAACTCGTGACACATACCTTCGAATTTTCTCATAACAGAACCTTCTCCTTTCCATTCATCATTAAATGAACGGTCTGGTAATATACAATCTATATAATCTATAAGGACAATGTCTATTTTTGTACCTTCAGAAATAATTTTTCTTACTTGGTTTTTAATTTGTAACATTGTCATTTCATCTGATGGTAGTTTTTTTAAAATTAATTTACCACCAGTCTTTTTCATTTCATCTGCTTTATCTAAAACAGTTTCTTTGTGTTCACTTAACTTGTCATTAGGTATCCCTGTCCAACAAGTAAAATGTTTTCTCTGAATTATTTTAGGGTTGTCTTCAAAAAATATTTGTAAAACGTTATACCCCATATTAAATGCTGTATTAGCAAATCTCGTCAACATTGTAGTTTTACCCACACCTGTCGGTGCTAATACCACACCTATTTCTCCTTTGGCTAGACCACCGTTTAAAATATTATCTAACCCATCTATCCCAGTAGGTAGTGGGTGTCTATAATCTTCTTCTAGTAATTTTTCTAATTCTGTAAAAATTTCGAAACTACCTACATCACCCTCACCTATTTTAATCGCGTCTCTAATATATTCTTCACATTTGTCATAATTTTCAAACTCACCTTTTTCCATAATACTTTCTACTTTTCTAATAGCCTTTTTTAATTCTTGTTGTTTACAAAATTTTATAGACTTTTCTTTAATAAAAAGGTGGTCTTCAAATGAAGCGTCTTTAATATCTTTTATCATATCAAAAACATTTTTTCTAGCCATTTCTGAAGATATTTCTATTCTTGTTAGTTGGTCTATGGCATCGAAAGATGGTGCTGTTTGGTATTTTTCATAATATTCTTTAATCAACTGCATGATTAACCTAAAATATTGGTTGTCAAAATATTTTGGAGTGATTGCATCAATTATGGACTGAAAAAAAGTATTATCAGTAATAATTAGATTTAATAGTTTTAGTTGAAAGGTATATCCTAGATACCCAAAATTTGTTGTTTCACTCATGTATAATTTTATTTAGTAATAAATACTTTATTCACCCACAATGAGTGAATAATCTTGGTAGTTAGTAATAAGTTTTCTTGTTGATAGGGTTTCTGTTAATTCTCTAAGAATATAAGATATTTGTGGTCTAATATCTACAGTGTATCTAACTTTAGGGGGATAGACATCGGCAGGTAGAATTCTTGTGTATATAACCTTATTGCCTTTTTTAATTGTTATCGTAAAATCCGCATCATCTACGTTATTTTGATTTAGATTTTCTCTAAAATTACTGTCTAATAAAAATAAAGTTTTTTGTTTTAGTTTGTCTTTTATCCCATTTACCACATCTGTCATTACATAATGTAGGTCTAAAGAGTATGGGGCTTTATTGTTAAAATTTCTAACCGAGAAAAATCTTTGACATACTATATTATTTCCTAGAGTTAGTACAAATTCACATTTTTGTGTATTATCTTTTTTTTGTTTCATTTTTTTACTTTTTTTTATTTTTATAAAAATCTTTTTCTATTCTTGTTAATCTTAAAAAAGGCCTTACGAAATCTACCCAAGCATCGTTAGTTCTAGGTAAAATATTAAGTAAACCATCTGACATCATCAAGTTTAAAGCGTTTTTCCAATCTCTCCCTTCTGGGTCTATCGCTTCTTTTGATAAATCTTCTATGCCTTTAATTGCTTTTTTGGTTAAAAATTGTTTGCCTACACCTATAATTTCATAATTAACATTTAATACATTATTAGTGTTTGACTTTTTTTGTGTGACCCCTTCTATAATATTTTTTTCTTTAACACTAATCTTATCTTTATCAGATATAGTTTTTAGAATTTCTTTTAGGGTCACCTTTTTTTCTAGTATTTCTGGTTTTATTTTTACTAATGATTTAATACCCACCATTTTTATACCTTGTATGTTATCTGAAGAATCACCACAAACACTTTTAACTACCCTTACATTGTCAGAGGGTATATATAAACCATTTAATGGTACTTTTTCACCAAATTTAAATAATTTGTTTAAGGAAATGATATGTAAAGATACATTTTTAGATATTATTTGTAGTAAGTCACGGTCTGAAGTTAAAACAATAATTTCTTCATTTTTAGATTCTAAACAATAATATGCTAAACAATCATCCGCTTCACACCATTTAAATGTGGCTTGTCTAACATATAATTCTTCTAAGTATTCTTGTACACGTAATTTTTGTCTATCGTAAGATTGTAGGTCGTCTTGGCTTTTAGGTTTTAATTTTCTATTTAACTTGTACTCCGGATACATCTCTATCCTTGGTTTGGTGTTATCTTCACCGTCCCAAAATACAACTACTTTAGTTATTACATAATCATCTATTAATTTTCTTAATGTGTTTAAAAAATGATATAATCCACCAATGTGCTCGTCATTATGGTACATATTTTTAATACCATGAAAACCTGTATTTAAAAGGGAATTTCCGTCAACTAATAATGTTCTTACCAAGACATTTAATTAAAAGGGTTAAACAATTTTTTTACTCTACTACTTCTACCAATTCTATTTCAAAATTTAAATTTTCCCCAGCTAATGGATGGTTCATATCTAAATTAACACTTTCTTCTTCAATTTTAACTATCTGTCCTTGCACTGGTCTTCCTTGATTGTCTTGACCTTGTACAAACCCATTCATTTCAAATTTCATTTCTGGTGGAAATTCATTCTTTTTAACAGTAATAACAGCTTCGGTGATGTACTCACCATACGCATCTTTGGCGTCTAAATCAATTTTAGTAGTTTCACCAACCCCTAAATCTTTAACCGCGTCATTAAATCCTTTTAATAATTTACCGTCATCAATTGCAAATTCTAGTGCTTGTTCTCTTTCTCTTGAGTTATCAAACTGTGAACCGTCTTTTAATGTACCGACGTAATGTACTTTTACTTTATCTCCTGTTTTTAATTTAGTCATTTTCTTTTTCTATTTTTAAGTCGAAATCACCACCAACGCCTAATTGCTCAGACCAAAAAGTAGCATTTTCTTGTTTATATTTTTCTATTGATTTTTTTTCTTCACTGGCCTCTCTTCCAGCTATAAACCCATGGGGTGTTATAAGTATTTTACCATCCTCATATCCCAAACCATTAACATGGTTTTTCATAATGGTTATTTTTGTTCTAGTGGCAAATTTTACTTTTCGTTTTTCTTTTACTGCTGTAATATTTGTAGTACCACCATTTTTTTGATTTCCGAACCTAAACACTAGGGTTGAATTTAGCCATAGTGATTCTCCTCCTTTTGCTTTAATTTTAGGTTGTCCGAATGGGTTATCTGGTAACTCTACCCAAGGTTGATTCACCACTACTAATGTGTTAGTGTATTTTGAGTCTTGTCTTCTAGATTTGCCTATTCTTTGATTTAGTCCCATTCCTATTTTATCAGCTAATGTGGCCGCGTTATGCATTTTACCACCTTTACCTTCAAAAGTCATTTTACAAGGAACTGAACCAACTGAATCCCATAAAAACAATAAATCATATTCTAATTCACCTTTATCTTGTGCATCTAATAAAGTGTTAATGTAATCTGTAATTTGTTCTATATACTGAAAATCATTATTAAATAGAAAAAATCCATCCCAATCTATTTCGCCAGTAGTTTTATCAACCACTTCTTCACAATCAAAACCTAAAATTTTAGCGTGTTCAAAACCCCATTTTTGTTCCGTAATAATTAATACTGGTAAAATACCTTTATTTTGTGCATCAACTGCCGCTTTTATTAAAGCGGTTGTTTTTCCTGTATCTGAATGACCTAAAAACATTTGTAAGTGACCCATCGCTGGACCAGGTAAACCAGTGGCATCAAGGAAAGCTTTCCCTAAATCAAAAAATCTTTCTGGTTTAAAGTTAGCTTTCTTTGAGAATTTACTCTTTAAGTCTGAAAATGTTCGTTTTTTCAATGCCATAGTCTGTTAATTAAAATGGTAAGTCTTCGTCTTGTGGGTCGTTTGCTTGTGGGTCTGTGTTACCTAAAGTTGTAGTTTTAGTTACATTTTTATCACTACTTGGGTCATCATAAACATATTTTTTTAGTTCTGAATCCCAAACTGGGTCTAAACCTTTAGATATAGCTTCTAAGTATTCTACTGGTTTTTGTGAATACACATCCTTCCAAGTTCTCTCATCTTCAGTCCACTCTTTTGTTTTAGTTGGGTCTTCTGATAATTTTCCTGGGTCTTCATACATAACTGAAGATACTGTAGTGTATTCTCCTCTACCACCTGGTAATGGTACTGCTTGAAGAATTAGGATTAAATCTCTACCTTCGTTAGCGTCTGTTACATCACCTTTGTTTCTCCAGATTGGTATGATTTTGTCGATTGGTCCGTCTCCTTTCCAATTATGTTTAAATCTCCAAAATTTAACACCGTCTTCTTCATTATCTCTATCTACAACTTTTACTATGTAAAATTTTTGTGAACGATACGAACGTGCTAGTTCTTTTGATTGTGCGTCACCTGCTAATCTTAAAGCTTCTTCAACTTCATTTAATGGGCTTCTTTCACCGGATGGTTTTCCAGTCTCATCTTTTCCTGGGTCATAAAGTTTTTGCCATCTTCCTTGTACTTGTACGTTATGGAAAAATACTTCTTTAAAAGGAGACGACCCGTCTGTTGTTGGTACAATTCTGATTCTTTTTTCTCCTTGTTTTGTTCCTTTTGGTAACATAATAGAAAGATATTGTTTCATTCTTTCTTCTGATGTCATTTGTGGTTTTGTGGAACCACCACTTTGTTTGTTTTTCTCATATTGAGCTAAAACTGCATCTAAACTATTACTCATAAATTTTTTTTTTAATAATTAATTAATTAATATCTATGTAAGTATA